TAACATTGGATTGCCGAGCCGCAGTAAGGTTATCTTGCCCCTGCTGTTTGGCTGCGCCGACATAATCCGGTGTTGGTGGTGCTTCGACTGACTTACCCATAACGAACCCCTAAAAATCGACAATTTTCTTTTGTCATTGTCAAAAATATAATGTCACCGTCTTGCGAACCGTCAACGATTCGAGCTTCTTCGGTAAAACCCATATTTGCTACTAATTTTATACTTTTAACGTGGTTAGATACCACTGGAACAATAATTTTCTTAACATTACAAACATTAAACGGATAATCAAAAATCGCTTTTAAATACGCTTTTGTCATCCTTCCTTCAATCGCAATGTGACAAAAAATTGATGCCCGATTCCAATTTTCGTAAATAACGCCTGCTATCATCACACCATTTTTTTCAAGCCCAATGGCGCTACTTGTTTCTGAGTAAAACTTACCTGCAATTCGATCCGCAACCCAAGCACCAACTTCAGCGCCTTGGACTATATGCCAGCCCAACCTTGTTGGTACACAATGTCCGTCGATGCCCATAAAATCGTTATTCCCTGACTTGCGGTTTTAAACTGTGTTCCAGCGCAATATCCGATCCCAGTTACGCCTTGCCAGTTATTTGTGATAACCGTGTCTGTGTCCCAATAGTTTACATCCCACCTCGCTGTGTCCCACTTGGCATTAATTTGAGGACTAAAACTTTGCGCCGCAGTTGTGTCTGCCAAATCAAAATCCATGTTCAGCCCGACAAATATCGACGGTGTACCGTTTGTAAAGATTGACGGTCTGGCTCTAGTAAAATACTTTTTGTAGCCACGAGCATCAAAATAATTAAACGCTTGCAACGCATAGCCGTTTATGTCGCTTGTGTCATCAGCGTAATTATCATCCCACGCATGGGCAACGAATCCATCGCCACCCCAATACGGTTCATTGTTAAAAATCACCCAACAGTTAGCGTATTGACCAGTAAAGTTGCACCACGCTTTTGTAATGTTATTCATTACATACTGCTGCTGTTGGCCTTCCGCAACAGGCACATTTACCGTCAAAGCGTTGTGTTGAGGATCAAAACTAATATCCCACCCAAAATTACCGCCATATTGTTGCGTTGCGGCAGTAAATGCGCCTTGGATTTTGTCAGATAGCGCAATCCGTGGGTCAAGTCTGGATGACTGTAGGCTTGCCGCTAGTGGGTAAAGACCGTTGTAAGTCAATATCAGTATGTCACCGCCGTACTTCATCAAACATCGCTTACCAACGGGCTTGCCAAGCCTCCAAACGCCCACTAGCGCCCATTTGGTAGAGTTTGAGGGGTCAGTACCTGCGTAGACAATAACCTCGCCATTGGACGTTATAAACACTAGGTTATCGTCCACACCGTAGCCTGCGTCTAGCGTCCATGTCCCAACCGACACAAGATAACCGCCAAGCTGGGCAACCGAACTCAAATCAATATAATTGGCTGCGCCTGCAACGCTTAATGTACCTAGATACCACGCTTTTAATGTCGAGGCTTGCGTAAACCATACTTGGTTTTTAAATGTGGTGATATAGCTAAATGTGCTTGCAGTCACGCCCGTAATCGTAGGGTTTGTCCAAACTGAGCCATTGTAAAGCAATGGCGCATCCACGCCATTGACTGCCATAATGTAGCCACCAGCGGGAGTTGTGACGTTGACGTATTCCCATTGAGCATTAGTCAAGCCTGTTCTGACAGCAGCGCCTACCGCACCGCCCGCCGTACAGTCATAAATTGACGTTCCCGCAATGGCAAACAGTTTGTCAGTTGCACCGCTTGAGTACGACATAAGCGTTTGAACTTGACCTGTAATGCCTGTTGAGTATTTTGTATAGCCACCACGCAATACCACATTGTTGACAGTCGGGAAGAAATTGGTCAACTGGACAGCATCAAGCGTATCCATGTTTGCAATGGAGTCCCGCACGTTCCAACCGCCAATGGGTGAGGGAAGTGACTGAACCCGAGCCGCTTGGCCTTGAACAAGTCGGCTTGCCATTAGTTTGTCCCATACCCAGTATCAGGTATGTTGTCGTAGCCGATCAAGACCGTGCCTGGACGTGGTGCAAACGACAAGTTAGCCGCCGACATATCCTGCGCCCGAACAATCTCAAATTCTTCAATATAGTTGCGATACATCGCCGTGGTATCAAAGCCTTTAGCCTCAAAATACTTCAGCTTTGTAGCCAATACCATTAGTCGATCAGGGTAAATGCAAGTATCCGTGTCAGCAGTAAAAGAATTCTTTACTACATTTGTAGAAGATAATGCCCAACCTTTTGATCTGTATTCGTAGCCCAAAAGCTCATTTGTAGAAACGCCAGGCCAAATTTGGAAGTATTTGCCTAACAAGCGCCAGCGAATCCGTGGGCCTGTAGCGATAAAGCCTGAGAGCAACCATTCCCATTGCTGTGGGCTTTCTGGCCCTAGCATCTCCCAATGCTTTGACTTATCCCAATGGGTGCGAGGAACTGTGGATTCGTAATCTGAGGGCAAGTCATACTTCACTTTTTCAAAAGTAATTGAAGTGCCTGTATACGTCCCTGTAGAGGGCAAATTAACCGTGACTTGTGTGGCTGAATCAACCGACTCAATGTAGGCAGCATTTGAAATGCCGTTGCCTACAACCTGATAAGTTGTATCAAGCCCAGCAGTCGATGGAATATTGGTAATCGTGTATGTATTTTCGGTTACATCACCCGTTGTTTGGGTAAAGACCGTGGTAAATGTGTGCTGCTTTGTTAATTCCCGCCAATCGTGCTTCCGCAAGAACTCATAGCCAGCAGCGTTCATCAACGCCAAGATTTGAATTACATCTTGGTTCGTATTCGATGCCACAGTAGTTGGCGTTGATACACCCAATTCATTGGTAACTTGGGTGACTAGCTGTAGCATCGTTGATGACATTTATTCCTCTTTTTTTGGCCTCCCAACCTTTTTGTCTGCCAACTGAGCCATCAAAGCCGCCATTTGCTCTTTTAATTCAGCAAGTTCTTGCTTAGTGTTTTCAATCTCAGTCTGACTAGAAGATTGGTTTTTAACTTGTAAATACCGCCTTGCCTGCTCCCGCAAGCCCATCGCACCCCTGCCAACCCTTTGCAATTGGTTATCGGTAGCTGTGGCAACTTGCTCAACGGTCTGGAACTTAAAGATTTGCAATTCTGCCATCTGCATATCGTTAAAGTTTTCAGGGTCGTCTTTTACCCATTGACTTAAAGGCACACCAATAACTTCTGCGTTATTGTTTTGCATTTGAAAGTGCAACCATTGACGAGGAAAACGTCTTTTATGATCTTCCCGAACGGGTTGGTCAACAATGTTCGTCTTATCGCCTGGCACTATGATTCTAACAAACGGCTTTTCTTTATACGGTTCTTTGTCGTAAACGTAAAATTCAACGTGCAAATGGTTGTCTGCGCTGTGAATATCGCTGTCTAAGCCCAATTTATGCCCCTGTGATTGAAACCCATGTGGTTGCGGAAGTTGCTGCTAAAAGAATGGTTTTTGCTGTTGCAACACTTACGCTTGCAGCAGCTGCGTTAATTGTACTGCTTGTATCGTAAGGATAAACGGTAATTGTTTGACCCGAATCGTTACGAATGATAACTTGTGCGCCAACTTCGGTTGGTGGCAATTTAACGCCAGTCGATGCTGCTGAAGTCGTAATCGTGTTGTTAACGGCTGAAAGCTGTAATGCAGTTGCTGCTGTTGAACCCAAAGCAACAAGACCAACAGCGCCATTGCCGCAAATGCTTTCAGCAGTCAATGGCGAATTGCCTGAACCCATAATTCTTGATGGAAATGCCATGATAATCCTTAAAGTTTAATTACTCATCGCTTTTGCCATTTCGTGCAAAAGCCCATCGCCGCACACCTCAATCGTAACATCATCAAAGCCTGCTACGACATTCTGAAAATCTGTCACCTGTTGTGCCATCCAAGGCGCACATTTGTATTTTACATCGTTAATCATAGCGTCAATTACTCGTTCTGAGTCATTACTTTCTTGTTTAAAAGCATGGTGTTTGCCATCTCGATAGCTTGAATCCATGCCAAACAAAAAAATACGCTCAAACCCTTGCAACTTAGCCAATATCAACGACAAAATGCCAACAGTTGTAAAACCGCCCATCAAATGAACTGGTCTAGCCTTTTCATGCTCAAGCAATTCATAAACGCCAGGCGTATTAGCGTGAACCAACACAACTTTATAACCTTCCAACGCATCAAATATTGAATCGTCGCATTGGCTTGTAATGTAAAACGTAGTTAATTGCTGTGGATTCTGAACAAACCTTACGTTCTCTGGCCTAGCGTCAAGCATCACCATTGCGTCAGGAATAATGCCTTGCTCGATCAAATGATCGTAAGAACCGTTCATTGCCCATACTTTTGCGCCGTTTTGGTGACGGATTTTTAACTGGTCAATCGTGTCAACCAGACTTGGCCCACCACCAACAAGACAGACGCTGCCTTGGCGTGACTCGTCAAAATCAAACCAAGGCAGCGACCTTTTTACGGATCGCTGCACATTGCCTAACAAAACGTCAGGCTCTGTGTTTCCAACTACATCAAGTACAGCTTCAATCATTTAGGTAATTTGCGACTGTAGATGTGGACGGTTAATAGTAACGGTAATCGTTGAAGTCGTAGAAGTAACGGTAGTCAAGTTTGCCGAACGAGCAGCAACAACTTGCAGACCAGCACTTGCCAAGACTTTGACACGACCAGCTGTAGCCGACAAGAACAGAGTGACGTTAGGTGCAACGGTCACGGCTGTTTTCTTGATGACTGCATTACCAGCAATTTGATACCAGCCGTAAAGACCAGCTGTGCAAGCCGACATAGCGACTGCAACAGGTACGTCTTGAACAGCGGTGTTGACAACCAAAGTTGTTTGGTAAGTTGTTGCGTTGTAACGCACAACCGAGCCAACAACAGTTGATGCCACACCTAGCAACAGGATGAACTCACCCTCGCCGTAGACTGGATCAAATGCACGAACAATGCTGCCCAAAACTGCTGGTGGCGTAGGAATAGTCGTGCCGCCTGCTGTAGTTGTGCCAGAGTCCGTCTGGTCAATATTTAAAAGCCCGATACGTGGTTCGTTGAATGTATATGCCATGATGGTTTCCTTTAAGCGATCAGAACGCCGCAGAATTGCGGGCCTGAAGATGTGAGGTTGCCAGCAAATCCAATCAACTTAACGATAGCGTCTTGGTTGACTGCTTGACGCTCGCCACCGATTGGCACGAAATTACGATCAGCGTGTGGACGGAACATCATGTACTTGGTGTTCAAGAACCACATATGATTGGCAGTTGCATCGTTACCGATACCACCGTCAAGAATCACATCTGATGCCATACCTGCGCCGTAGTATTTCAACGATGCAAAGCCTGCACCAGCTGACGAATTGCCGCCATCTGTGATGCGCTGGATCGACTGCAACGATTGCAAATACAGCTTGTAATAGTTGTTGTCGCAAACGATCAGATCAGGTTTGTCTGTTCCACGAATCAACTGAACAGCTAGAGCATCCATGTACGCTTGGATGTTCGATGCCGAAACAGCAGAGCCGCCATCAGTCACGCCTGAGTATTTAACTGAACGCCAAAACGAAAACGATGCACGGTTAATGCCACCGTATGTTCCAGTGCTAGGTGCGTCAGGAACAGCAGCGCCAAGGCCTGTGAGGTTCTTGCCGCTGTTGCCAGTACCGTCAAGGTAAATGTCACCCGACAGTCGGTTAGCCAACTGAGCTTCAGCAACAGCCATACGACCATCTAGCAAGTCGATGATTGCTTCTTTGCCGCTGTTCTGAATCATTTCCAAACCAGAAATCGACACAGCTGCTGCGTACTGAGTAATCGAGAACTGAGCCGCCGAAATTGGCGAGTTCTGCGACACGTTTAGCACTTCGTAGCCAGAGTACGAGTTGGTGTTGTCGGTTGCGCTGTCGTTATACATGATTTCTTGCAAAATCACGTTACCGCCAGAAAATGTCTTTACGTTGCCACGTTCTTTGAGGCGGCGCAGTAAAGCGTTGTTGTTTGTTAAGTTGTCAGCAAGTTCACCGCTGCGGCTTTGAATATTAGTCGCAATGATGTCGCTGATCGAGCTATTGGCAAATGCCATAATAATCTCCGATTAGGTTATCAAAAACGTTCATTAAGATTGTCAAATTGCTCTAACAATAATGAACGCCTATCTTGCGCTTTGGTACTCGTCGCTGCCCCTGGTGTGGAACTTTTAACGCTGACCGCTGCCGCCCTAGCCGCTTTCGCTGCTTTGTTCGATGCTTCCCGTTTCGCTGCATCTGCTGCGCCCTGTAAGGCTTGCTGGTGCTTTGTAAACAAGTCGTTATCTAGGCGTATTGCCTTTTGGTACGCATCATCCAAGTCTTGAGCCACGCCGCTGTTGAGCAACTGGATCATTATTGGACGAGCTTCCTCGAAATACTCTGCTTTTGTTTGAAATTGGTTAATTTCTTGCAAAAGCGCTTGATTTTGTGCTGCTTCCTGCTGTTGCTTCCAATTTAACACCTCGCCACGAACTTGTGCAAGCTCATTTTGAATGGCGTAAAAGTTGGGATCAGTCGGTTGCACCTGCACATCTCCCATATTGATCCCGTATTGTTGGGCTAATTGGGCAAAATATTGCTGTTTTTGTTGTGGTGATCCGTGGCGCAGAACATTGTCGGCTTCCATCAAGGCTTTAACAGCCTGTGGCGCTTCAATGCCCAAACCACGAATGTTGTTCATGTACGGATCAATCGCCTGCTGCATTTGATCGGCAAATTGAGCTTTAGACAGCAAAGGCTGAACCCCTGCTCTCATTTCTTCTTCCCGCTGCCATGCGTACTCTTTGAGCTTTGGATCAGCCGTTTGCCAGACTTCGTGATAATCCTTCTTCCACGATGAT